GTATTACCACTCAAACCACGATGTTCACGCCAAGAGGTTGCTTGTCCCCAGCCAACGTCAATGGTAAAATCAGTTTCATTAGAAATGTCAACCAAAGTCGTATATGCCGTGTTATACTCTGCAGTTCCAATACCACCTTCGGGGTCATAGACAATCTTAAGTCGACCCTTGTGGTAGGCACTACAAACTACCATAAAACGAAAACGCAAAGAGCCACGCCAATATTTAAAAGGCATGGTTGCGAAAGCTAAAGCCGTAAAATGTTTCTCACTGGACATTTGACGATGTAGGGATGGGTCAACGACTGCTTGCCAAAGCAAGGTCTCGACCGAAGTTCCCACGTCCCAATCAAATTCTGCCAGATAAGATTCTCTTGTTGCGATATTTTGAATTGTCATCTCATCTACTGCTGATAATCCCACTGTTCGAGGATCAATAGACAACTCTTGTTTCACGTCAACAGACAGCTTAGCTGAATCGTTTATGACATTGGTGACTGCAAAATCTGCTTTCCCACGAGGAGCATTAATCACAGTCTCAGTTTGAATTGGTTTACTGAAGCCAAATAATGTAGCCATAGCACCTAGAGCAGTTGCTCCTATCTCGGTTGCTTTAGCATACATACCTATTACTGGCATATCAGTAAGACGACCTGCAATTTTCGCGACTGCTCCAGCAATACGCGATACAGGTTTCTTACCATATTCATCTGCTTGTGGCTCAATTTCCAGAGCCTGTGGTGCAATTGCACCTGGTTCAACTTGCGTTGGAATAGAGAAAGCCACGTCAGTTGCCCATGCGAAAACACTTACGGTAACAGTATCTGTTGCGCCATTTGCATGCTTGAGCGACTGAAGAGAATGAGCATCTAATTCACCCATTTTTCTCCACTCCATTGCTACAATATCCAATAAGTTCTTATAGTAGAAAAATGGAACTTCCATTTCTCCACCTTCAGAACATGTGGGGTTCAGCCAAATATGCGGTCGCTGTGAAGCTTCCACAACATCAGCATCGATAAAAGCTCGATCAACGGTCATATTATCGTCACTAGGTAACGGATTATATGCCACGATCACACGACCATAGTGAAATGCATTACCATTAAGCATCACTTTAATGTGTAGTCTAGCTTTCATAAGCTTATAATTGGATATTCGATTGATAACTCGAGGGTTTTCAAAATATAACTGCCATGGGTTAATTTTGAAACTAAAAGTACTACCCACTCCCCATTCCTGCTCATGAATCTTGAGAGGACGAGAGAAAAAGTTATCAAGTGTTGCATCTACGTTGAGAGGTTGTGAACGAAGAGGATCGTCCACTCCAGAAACATCAACTAGTGCACCTGAGGTATGATCA